GTACAACAACTTGAAGCTGATGGCTATCACATGCATAAAGTATATATGAAGAATGCCACGAACGACGACCATTGGGTTGAAATGAAAGTTTTAACCAAAGAGTCTAATCCTGATATTGTCAGAGAACACAAACACGAAATCAAACCTCCTAATTTATATAAGACTGACGACGGAACAACTAAATTAGGATTGAAGCCAATTGAACATCTTGATTGGAAACGTGTTGGTATTCGATACGATGAACAAGGAGGTACAGACAAAGATGGTGTCATGGAATTACGTCCTGGCGTTAAAGACCTTGACCTAGGAAATTCCAAATATGCTCAAGTTCGTATCGGTGTTGGAGGAACTCATTACCTTAAAGGTATGGCTGTTTATGGAGATCCGAAAGATTTTCCTAAAGGCGTAGACGTTATATTCAACACCAACAAGAAGCAAGGAACGCCGAAAGAAGATGTTCTTAAGAAACTTAAAGATGACCCTGATAATCCATTCGGTGCACAAATTAAACCTAATGGACAAAAAGGTGCTATCAATAAAGTTAATGAAGAAGGTGACTGGGGAACTTGGTCTAAAACCTTATCTTCACAGTTTGTTTCTAAGCAACCACCTATATTGGTTAAGGGTCGTATTCAAAAGACCTATGAGAAACTACAAAAAGAGTTTGATGAAATAGCCAATTTAAATAATCCTGTAGTCCGCCGAATTATGATGGCAGATTTTGCAAATGGTTTAACTACCAAACGTCATAATTTGAAACTAACAGGTTTTGATCGAATGCGCGGTCAAGTTCTGTTACCTTTATCAGGGATCAAAGCTAATGAAATCTATGCACCTAACTTTAAGAACGGTGAGAAAGTTGTTCTTGTTCGTTATCCTCACGGAGGAATATTCGAACTACCCGAACTTACTGTAAACAACAAGCTTGGTAATGGCCCTGCTAAATTTATGAAGGGTGCTAAAGATGCCGTTGGTATTGATTCATCTGTAGCTAGCAAATTGTCGGGAGCAGACTTTGATGGTGATACTGTTATGGTTATTCCTAATAATAAAAATGGTATTAAGACAAGTCGTTCTTTGAAAGAACTTAAGAATTTTGATACTAATCAATATTATTCTCCAGACAAGAATATTCTTAAGCGCGATTCAAAAGGTAACTGGACAATCAAGCAGAAGACAATGGGTGAAGTTTCTAACCTTATTACTGACATGACTCTTAAAGGTGCTAGTCAATCTGAGATTGCTCGTG